GATGAACCACGGAAGCGGATTGGACGCAGTAGTGGGCTTTGCCAGAAACCCCAGGATTGAAGGGGGCAAGCTAGTTGGTGACCTTCGCTTGCTCCGCAACTCACCCCATTATGGATTGATTAAAGAGATGGCAGATGAGGCTCCAGACCAGTTTGGAATTTCTCTGGCCTTTGTGAATGAGAGTGAAACCATTGATGGCAAGGACTACATTCGCCCCCAAAGCATTGCCTCTGCTGACCTGGTTTCCAGCCCAGCCGCCACCAATGGTCTTTTTGAGGAGGTTGTGAAATTTATGCAAAAGTTCGGCTATGTGGCCGGAGGCAAGCCCATCCCCGTTGATCTGCCAGAAGCAGTTACTGAAGGTGGTGGTTTGACAAAAGAGGAAAAACAAACTATGGAAAACAAAGCTGATTACGGAAAGGACATCGAAGACATTAAGGTTCGGTTGTCCAAACTTGAGGATTCAATGAATCCCAAAGAAGAAATCAAAAAGGACGAAATGGTCAAGGAGGATTCTTCCAAAAAAGAAGAAGCCATCCAGGCTCAAGAAGCCCCTACCATTGTGGTCAAAAAGGACGATGAGGAAGATGGCTGTGAAATGGCTGAGGTAGTGAAGAAAGTTCTTACCCAATTTGGCATCAAGCCCATCCCCGCCTCCCCTGCTGTTGAGGCTCCTTCTGAAAAAAAAGAAGAGCACAAAAACTTTGAAGCCTTGGTTTCTGCTCACCCAGAATATAAGACTTCGAAGCTGAAGGCTATGAAGGCCGTCATGCTTTCCAACCCAAAAGAGTATGCCGAGGCTCTTGGCCGTGGCATCAAGAACATCTAAACAAAGGACAATAAAGAATGAGCACGAATATTGATAATGGGTATCGGACGTTCTCTAGTTCGTCTGCTATCTCGGCCTATCGCTTTGTCCAGCCCTCCACCACGACTGCTGGTGGGGTTGATGTGGCTGTGACTGGTGCAACCAAGGCCATTGGTTCAACCCTGGAAGATGTGGCGGCTAATGGTTATGTGACCGTGAAGCTGTTCCATCCCACATTCTTCGCAACCGTCTCTGGCACATGTGCCGCTGGCGATGTGCTGAAGTTTGATGCCGCTGGACAGGTGACTACCCTGGCCGCAAACCTTGTGACTGCCGGGATCGCCCTGGAAGCCGCCACCGCGACTTCTGCTGTGATCGAAGTGGCTGTCCCGATGTTCTAACCCATAACCAAGAAAGAATAAAACAATGAGCTTTATTTCTGGTGGAACCACCATTCGGGCAGACATCAACCAAGCGTTGATCGAAGCCCCCAATGCCGATACTGGCTTGATCGGTGCAGAGGTTTTCCCTCTGTTGCCTGTCCCTGCCAAGAGTGGCCAGTATCTCAAGGTTCAGCTTGCCCAAGCTGATCTCCTCAACAATGACTCTAAGCCCCGTGCGGCTGGCTCTGACTACGCGCGTGCTATCCGTTCCTTTGGGACTGATACCTACGACACGGTCGAGTTTGGCCTCGAAGAGCTGATCGATGACAGCTTCCGCGCTGATGCTGATCGTTTCTTTGATCTCGAGGCATCGTCTGCTCGTTTCTTGCTTCGTCAGATTAAGCTTGGCCATGAGAAGCGTGTTAGTGACATTCTATTTGCCACCACCACCCCCTTCACCACGGCTGACCAGTCTGCCATCTCTGCCTATACCAATGCGAACCTGGCCAACATTGATGTGGCTGGTGATATTGCTGGTGCTCGCACCGAGCTGAACAAGCTTGGCTACGAGGCCAACACCGTCATCATGTCTGCCCCTGTGTTTGAGCGTGTGCGTCGCACCACCAAACTTCAGAACCAGTTCTTCGGTGTTGTTTCTGACACCAAGGGCCGTCTCTTGGGTGAGGCCGAGATTGCCGCCGCCCTGGGAGTTGAGCGTGTTCTGGTGGGCCGTGCCGCCATCAACTCTGCTAACAAGAACAAGAGCTACTCCGGTGGCTTCATTGTTCCCAATACCCAGATTGTTGTGGCCAATGTGCAGAGTGGTCAGTTCACCGCTGGTGGAGTTGGTCGCACCCTGGTCTGGTCTGCTGATGCTCCTGGGGGCTTTGTCTCTGAGAGCTATCGTGATGAGGCTCGTCGTAGCAATGTTCTACGTGTTCGCATGAACACCTCGGAGAAAGTCATTGATGCGAATGCGGGAGTGCGTATCACCACCAGCTTTGCCTAAAGATTGCTGATTGTGTGTTCCTTGGAGGGGCTAGAGCCTAAAAAACTCTAGCCCCTCTTTCTTTATGCTTAAGATTGTTATTGTTTGTTTGCTTCTTTCTGGATGCTCAAAACCAATAAAACAAAATGACCTTCCAGCTTATTCAGATATGGGGGCGGCGGCTGATGCCCAAGAAGCATTGACAAAGCCTTAACCATACATCCTAATACTGAAATCCTGATGAGAAATCCTGTAAGCCTTTATCTGATTGCTGGCAATGAAGAAGCCTATATTGAAAGATGTATTGAATCCTTTAAGCCCCTCACAGAGGAGCTTGTTGTTTGCATTGCTAGGGGGAGCCTTGAGCCAGACAAAACAGAAGAAATTGCATTGGCTCACAGGGCTAGAATTGTTCATTATAAGAATCAAAAAACTGACTGGCCTCATATAGATGACTTTGCTGGAGCCAGGAATATGGCTCTTTCAGCCTGTAAGAATGAGTGGGCTATTTGGGTGGATGCGGATGATGTGATGCAACCAGGGGCAGAGGTTCTCCTGGATGATGCCATTGATGAGGCGAATAAAAAGGGGGCAGATTTAATTGCCTTTAGGTACGATGTTCAAAATGCTGGCCTTATCCCATTAAGGGAAATGGCATCCAGAAAGGGCAAATGCTCATGGAAGAACAGGGTGCATGAAATGCTTGTTGCCCATGAGCCAGACAAGATGTTTGGAATTGATAAGGTAATTAGGATTCACAAGCCCCATGGATACAAAAAGACTTCAGCAGACAGGAACTTTGCAATTCTAAAGGATACATTAGCCCCAGCATCATCCAGTCTTTACTATACCCAGCAAGAATATTTCCTGTCCATGAACTGGGAGAAGTGCCTTGAGTTTGGGGCAATGGCACTATCCTTTTCAGACCTGGACGACACACTAAGATATGATGTCCTTTGCAATATGGGCAGATGTGCCAAACCAGAGGAAAGGCTGAAATACCTTGGTCAAGCCATCACCCTTCAGCCAGACAGGAGAGAGGCACATTACTGGACAGCTTTAGAATATGCTGGTAGGGGGCAATGGGCAAAGGCCTGGGGCTCTGCCAGGGCGGCCATGTCTCTGCCAAGGCCATCCTCTCATTACTGGAACCAGGTTGAGGCCATCTATAACTGGCAAGCTATGGACTTGTATGAGACTGCTTCAGTCTGTGTAAGGAAAATGGATGAGGCTGAAAAGATGAAGAAAATCAAGCCAGCCCCAAGAATCACCATGGTTCATGCAACCAGGGGAAGGCCACAGGTGGCATGGCAAAGGAGGTTTCAATGGCTATGTGCGGCCCAAAAGCCCCTTGAGGTGGAGTGGCTGTTTCTAGTGGATCATGATGACCCCATTGACTACACCCCCCACCAGGCCATTAGGTGCAATCCTGGTGGTATTATCAATGCCTGGAACCAAGGGGCAAAATTGGCCAAGGCAGACATTATTGTCCAAATGTCCGATGACTGGAGCCCACCAAGGCATTGGGATGCCTCTATTTGCTCTTTAATTGGCTCTAAAACAAGCGATGCCGTCCTGGCAGTATCAGATGGCTATAGGACAGATAAACTCCTTTGTATGGCCATTCTGAACAAAAAGAGGCTGGAAACCCAGGGGGGATGGCTGTTTCATCCAGATTACCAAGAATCTGATGGGCTGTATTCAGACAATGAGTTCACAGAAAGAGCCTACCAGGATGGGGTGGTTATTGAAGCCAGAGACTTAAAGTTTGTGCATGAGAATCCTATTTACACCCAAAAAGAGGCAGACCAGCAGTTGATTCATCACAACAAGCCAGAGTTTTATGAGAGGGGAAAGGAAATCTATGAAAAAAGAAAAGTCAATTCTTGGCGTTAGGCCAGCCAAAAAAGGCGAGGATACCAAAGGCCTTGGTATTATAACCTTTGGCAAATCCCGCCCAGACAAAACCAAGTATGTTCTGGTTGATATTGAATATGATGAAAAGGCAGGGAAAGAGCTTTTTGAAATTGGAATGGAATTGCTTGCCAAGGACAAAGAGGCAGTCATCAACTATGTGATTGTGAAGGCTATGAAATACACAGCAGAATTTAAGGGAAAAAAATGAGAGAAATCAGCATAGAGGATTGCCTTGGAAAGGCTCTAGCCCAATCCAGCACAGGGCT